AACTTGCTTTCTGCAAATGCCCAAATAGTTGCAATATCTACCCAACTTTCGGAAGCAAAACCAGTTAACGACCTTACTCGCGTAACGTTCTGAAGGATTATCCTATCCCTCATTTTGCCAGTAACTTCGTTTTTGTTGTACTTCATTACAAAATTTGAACTCTATATTGGTCTAGTAAATATTCAGATGCTGTAGGTAATTTCTTGATATAATCCTGTCGATTATCGTACGCATCGGTAAGCATCAATAAAATAGCTTGTCTTATTTGAGCAGGAACAGAACTAGGCTCTGAACCATAACCAGCCGTATAAGTAATGGTCACATCATTTATATTTCCGTATAATGTTGGCCATGTTTTCCCGTAGGCTAAAGATAGCCTTGCAGGTTTTTCAAAAGTATCTACAATATAATTGCTTGCATTAAATGTTTGTGTAGTATTTTGGCTATCTGCATACTGAAAAGAGGTAACCGAAATAACAGGCGATACACTTAAATAAATAGTGCTTAATCTTAAATAATCTAATTTCTCGGTTATAGTTTGAGTTATTAGGGCTTGATTTAAATACCTTTCTGCTGCTTGTCTGGCACTTTGCAATAAAGTAGTTATCAAAGTATCTTCAGTTGAATCATCAACTTTAAGATAATCCTTTACTTCTTGTAAGGTGAAGATTTCAGTTGCAGGTTGTGTCGTAACTTTCCAAGCCATTGTACATTTTTTAAAGAAGGGATGGATATTTCTACCCATCCCATTTTTTATTTACTAGGTCAACTTATTAGCAAGGTGCTTAATAGCAGCAGCTTGTAATAACTTACCGTCATATCTCGCATAAAGTAAAAAGCCAAGTTCCATCTCATCCATAAATCTTTCGCGTAATGGCACTAATACATTATTAGACACTTGACGAATGATGTATTTAGACCAATCACCAAAGTAAACAATCTTTGCAGCAGTTGCCTGAGTTGCAGGAAGATCATTGTTTATGAAGAAATTATAACCCAACAATCTATCTGGAATACCGTCTCTCAATGAAGGTTGGAACAAGGTTGTATTACTATTATCTAAGTTAAGTTTTCTAACCGCACTTAAAATAGTATCGTTCATCATAAACGCAGCCGAAGGACTATTTCTGTAAGCAATATCCACAGAGTGAATAAGGTCAACTAAGTTAGAAGCAGTAAAAGCCGTTTGGCTCGCAGATACAGCACCCTGAGTAGTGTTTGCGGAGAAACCTGTAGGTTTACCAGAACCATCACCCGAAGTAAATGCAGTGTTTAATCCTCTGCCTAAACGCTCGCCTAACATAATAGGTAACTCTGTGTTTAATAGACCAAACTCATCATTTGCCCATTCTACAGATACCTTTACCAATGTGTTAATGACGTGTGCAGCAAAAGTCTCTCTTGTAAAGGTCATGTCCTGTACAGTAACCGCTCCGCCTTCTGTATGCCATGAACCAGTTGTACCAGTATCATTTACTTTTGGGTAGTACAAAGTGCCTGCCTGAGGAGTAGTGATTACACGAGATACTTGTAACATTGGGCCATAATAAGCCATTGTTTTTTCAAGCTCGTAAGAGAATTGGTAAGGGATAACGTAACCACCAGCCAAGCCACTTTCGGATGTGGTAATAGTAGCCGTTCCTCTCATCTCTTTTAACAAAGTTTGGTCTTTGCTACTCAATTCTCTCTTTGCAATAGCTTTCATGAATGCTACTTGATATTCAGGAGACTTTACAATCTCTCTTTTATCAGTTGGCAAAGCAGCTATAGTGTCATCAATGTTTTTAACGCTTCTTTCTTCAGCGTTAATGTCGTTCCATCTTTCAAGTCTTGAAATTTGGTCAGTATAGTTTTTAAAGTTCGCATCTGCTGCGTCCCATTGTGCCAATTCTTCGGCACTCATTAGACGTCCTTCGGCTGCGGCTCTTTTTTGCAAGTCTTCCATTATTGCGTAATCGGAAGCCCGCTTTTCTCTCAGCAATTTAGAGTTCATTATTTTGTTTTTAAATTTAGTAAATGCAGGGCGTTCCTGCGTAACTCGTTTTGTATATTAATTTCTGACTTAACAGATATATCAATCACTTTTTGTAATTCTTCATCAATCTTTCCTGTCGTTTGCTCGTAGCTTCTTTTGGCAACCATTGTATCTGGATTAGCCGGATAAGTAACTGGTGAAACATCATATACTTTCTTTATGCCTCTAATAACTCTCTTTGGTTTCATGCCTTCCCTTTCTTGCCAGTCCTCGGCTTCTACACTAAACGCAAATGAAGATTGATAAACATCTCCACGTTTAACCATTTCCAAAATGTCATTACCTAAAGTAGTGTTTGGTGCTTCAAAAGAATATTCTAAAGCATTGCCAGTAAGGTTTAATTTTAAGGTACCTGATTTTGTTCTGGCTAAAACCATGTTAGCATCATGATTAAATAAAGCTACGACGTCGGAAAAATCAGAATTTTTAAATACCTCAGCACTCATTTCTTCATCATACCAACCCATGTCATAAGCAGAATTAAACACCGTAGCAGTTCCTACAATCGTACGAGATTCTGGCATAGCGCGAAACTCGTAATTTATACTTCTTTTTTCCATTGTTTCTTCTTTTGACCTTTCATCCATTATTTTATTAGCAGTCTTTTCGGCCCAAGGTAACATGGTTGAACCACCCCAAGCATCATACATTATTGAACCGCATATTTCGTTATCGTTATCATCAAAATATTTGCCTTGATCGTATACTTTTGCTCGACTTAAAAAGCTATATGTTCTTATTACCTCATCCTCACTTAATGCCTCTTTGTTTGATAATTGCCTTGCTCTTGTCCATCCTACAGAAGTACCACATTTAGAGCCATTATCTTCTTTATGCTTCAAAGCTTTCTTTGCTGCATTAGTTGCCGATTGAGGGTAATTACTGTATGGCATAAATCAATCTTTAGAATTTTCTTCACCATTCATTTCTTCTTCGCTATCATCCTCAATGTCTATACTACTTTCACCTTTCTCATGTGCTATTCCTTCGGTAGATGGTTCTATTTTAATGTTTGATGCTAAAGGTAACTCATAAGAATCCCCACCTTTGTAAGGATTCATATTCTCTTTAATTCTTATTTCATTAGGTGACATCGCTAGAACATTTCGCATCGTTGTATAATAAGATGATCTCGCTGCAACGTCACCACGAAGTAAGCCATCTAAATTAAATCGAGTACTAAATTTATCCTTTTCAACTTCAAAAAATATCTTTCTATTAAACTCTGATTCGATTGTTTCGCAAAGAGGCATGATTGTGTAGTTCACAAACATTTGGCTCAACTGTTCCATGTTGCCAAAAGTTGCTTTATCCATATCTTCCAACAACACACCCGGAACACCAGTTATGCGTGCTATATCCGAAATAGTAGCTTTCTTAGTTTCATTAAATGCTGCATCTGCAGGATTAAGCCCTACTTTCTGAAAGTCCATTCCTTCCTCTAAAATGGCAGTACCTCCAGCGTTTTGACTACCACCAAAAGCACGGTTAAAACTACCTTTTAGTCTGTCGTATGCTTCATTGGTTAATCTTCCAGGATGCTTTAAAACTCCGTTTAAGTGCGCACCGTTTTTGTAAAAATTCGCACCGTAATTTCTATTCGCTAATGCAAGCCCAAAATTATCACGGTGAACGTCTGGCACTAACAACGCCTTAACTCCATCCCATGCAAGATTGGGAATGTAAATAATATTATCGCTCCTATATGTTTTATTATTCTCTTTATTCTTAAATACAAGTTCATTCCTACTATTGTAACTCATTTCCATTTTAGTAGGATTGAGAATAGTGAATGAGTTTATTCTTGTAGTTATGCTATTTCTATTTATCGATGCGTAAAAAGCACCATGTGATAAATAGTGAAGCACCATTGTTTTATAAAAGGTGTGAGATGTGTATAGGTCAGACGGCTCTCTTGCAATTACTTTGTAGTTAGGATGATCCTTCGCAATTCTAATAAATCCATCGTCTTGTTTTTCAATAATATCAAAAGGAATAGATGCAATGACACCTCCTAATATTTGAGTAGCACGATAAAATGCAGGAAGTCCTATAATTGAATATTCATCTACAGCTACACCAGCCGTAGAACCTCGCTGAAATAGTGCGCCTAAGGTATCGCCATTTATTGGCGTGTTAGGATTTTCAATACTTGCTCGAGTATTAGAAAAAAAAGACCGCATGGAGTTAATTATTCCCATGCGGCAAATATAAACCAGATTAGTATGAAGTTATGTACTTTAAGTAACAGATTAAACAAAGCGAATGGTCATGTAATTGCTTTTTGCTTTTCTGAAACTCTCATAGGTTTTATATTTTTCATCAAGTCCAAATGTATCCCTTTCTTCTTCTAGTTTAATCCATGCTTCTTGATGTGTTTTACACTCTCCCGATAATTCATAAAATCTATTGAAATATCCATCGGTTGAATTAATCTGCCTGACTTGTTTGGCGTAATCTTGCTTTGTCATTAACTTTTCCATAATTGATATTTTTTAGCTTTTCAATTAGGTACATTTCTATAACATTAATAAGCCTTGTTGGCGTTCACCAGACGTATAAATAGTTGGTTTATCGTCTACCATTATTTGAGCGTATGCCATAACCATCGCAACGGGCCCATCCACTTTTTCAGTTGACTTTGCTTTATCTATTTTAATATTTCCAGCAGGATCAAATCTAAGCATAACATTTGACATCATCCATTCCATAACTGGATTTCCATCATGTGTAATTTCTGAAGATAAAAACATCTTTTCCACCTCTTTAGTTGGAGCAGACATAGAAATAAATCCCTGCCCAAACGGCTTCATAGTTGCTCCATCATTTGTAAGCTGTATAACAAGTTGACTTGCATTCCATCGGTCAAAAGCTATGCACTCTATTTTATACTTTGCCGTTAATTCAATGACTTTGGCTTTTATAAAATCATAATCAGTAACATTACCGTCTGTCATTACTATATCTCCATCCTGTGCCCATTGTATGTAGTTAACGCCATCCGAAAGAGATCTTTCCCTAACGTTATCTTCCGGACAAAAGAAATAAGATTTTATATGTGGTTTATCAATTCCCTGTTGTACGGGAAAACAAAGAACTAATGCTGCAATATCTCTAGTGGATGCTAAGTCTAAACCAGCAAAGCACTTTTTATTATAAAGCACGTCGTCATCTAATTTTAATCTTGTAGCCTCAATATAACTATTGGATATCCAAACACTGGAGGTAGTTGTCCAAACGTTTAAATTTTTAGTCATGAATTGTATTTGCTTTGCGGCCCCTTCGTTTAATGCCTTTTGAAATTGGTCGTCCATGTAACTAATATACGGAGTAACCCCAAGATTAGGATTGGATTTTGTCCAATTCTTTTTGTCTTGCCAGTCATCGCCTTCATCTAAGCAAAATAACAAAGGAAAAACCGATTCATCTACTTTCCTTTTTTCAAGGATATCAACCATTACTTTTCGGAATTGGTAGCAAGGTGATTCTCTGTTAAATCCTGCGGTTGTAGTAATTAAAAGTAATGGCTGTGTTCTGGAACCCATACCAGTCTCCATTACCTCTAAAACGTCACTTGTTTTATGCGAATGATATTCGTCAATGCCTGCAAAGTGTGGGTTTAAACCATCGAGGGTATTAGCATCGGCAGAAACGGCTTCAAATTTTGAATTGGTTGAAGGTACGTTACAATTATATTTTAGAACATTGACCAACTTGTTAAAAGTGCGTGAATCAGTCTTTAATGATTTAAGAAATACCTTTGCCGTATCAAATGCTATCCTCGCTTGATCCCTCGTAGTTGCAGCCGTATAAACCTCCGCACCCGTTTCGTT